TTAAGAAAGAAACTGAAGCTCAGATCTGGAGAAAAACAAGTTTCTTCTGTTCAGCATAAGAAGAGCAAAATGAATTTAACTATTGCCAAAAAAGGTAATAAGTTTGCTTTATACGTAGATGATGAACTTGCTGTAGATAACATCAAGAATGAAAAAGAGGCAAAGAAACAGCAAGACGATATGCTGAAAATGTTAGGTAAATAACTATGAAGCTAATAACAGAATACGTAGATAACGAATTAGAAATAATTGCAGAAGCCAAAAAAGATGGTTCAAAGAACTATTTTATTGAAGGTGTATTCATGCAATCTAATCAGAAGAACAAAAACGGTCGTATATACGAAAAAGCTACTTTAGAAAAAGCAGTTAATAAGTATGTAACCGAACAAGTTAAAACAGGTAGAGCGGTTGGAGAATTAAATCATCCTGAAGGTCCAACAGTTAACCTGGATAAAGTTTCGCACAAAATCAATGAACTGCGTTGGCAGGGATCTGATGTTGTAGGAAAAGCATCAATACTTAAAACCCCTATGGGACAAATAGTCGAAGGACTACTCGAAGGTGGTGTTAAGCTTGGTGTATCAAGTCGTGGTATGGGAAGTCTCGTTCAGAAGAATGGAGCGCAGTATGTGGGAGATGACTTTATGTTGTCAACTATAGATATTGTTCAAGATCCATCCGCACCATCTGCTTTTGTAAATGGTGTTATGGAAGGAGTTGAATGGGTATGGGATAACGGCCTCATTCATAGAAGAGACATTGAAAACATTGAGACTGAAATTAGAAGTACTTCGAGTAGAAACCTCCCAGAGGTAGAGATTCGAGCTTTTAAAAATTTCCTCTCTAAATTAAATCTAAAATCGTAGGAGATATGATTATGTCAGAAGACGTTAAAAACCCAGAGTTAGTCGAAGACGTAACTAGTGAGGCAGAGCTTCAGGAAGAGCAAGTTGAGGAGCTCGTTGAAGAAGAAATTTTAGACGAGGAATCACAAGAAGAATCTCTTGAAGAAGCTAAAACAGAAGGAAAACACGAAGAAGAGGAAGAGGAAGAAGAAGACGATAAGGAAGAATCTGTAAAAGAGGAAGCTCCTAAAGTCGAAATTCCAAAAACCAAAGCTGGTGTTATCCAAGCCGCAGTAGATATGTTGAAGGCTGCTAGAAAAGAAGACGCGCAGAAAATGTTTGCAAAGTTGGTTAAAATTGACGGCGAAGAAGAATCTATCAAATCAGCAGATGCCGCTATGAAAGTTGGCAAGAAAGCTCAAGACCCTAAAGCGAAAGCTAAGGTCGAGAATGTTGATTTTGATGAGGATTTGGATGCTATTATCAATGAAGAAGCCACACTTTCAGATGGATTTCGTGATAAGGCTGGTGCAATCTTCGAAGCTGTACTTACAAGTAAGTTAAGCCAAGAAATTGAAAGACTCGAGTCTGAATATGCGCAAAACCTCGAAGAGGAAGTAACTGACGTTCAAAACGATCTCGTAGAAAAGGTAAATGGTTACCTTGACTATGTAGTTGAGAATTGGATGAAAGAAAATGAAGTTGCTGTAACTCAAGGTCTTAGGACTGAAATTGCAGAAGACTTTATGACTTCGCTTCAATCAGTGTTCAAAGAACATTACATCGAAGTACCTGAAGGTAAAGTTGACTTAGTTGATGAACTCAACGAGCAAGTTAACGAGCTTGAAGATACTTTAAACAAAACCACACAGGACAACATTGACTTACATACTAAAGTTCAATCTTATGAGAGAAACGAAGTTGTAAGAGATATGTCCGAAGGGCTTGTAGAAACTGACGCTGAGAAGCTTGCTTCTTTAGTTGAAGATATTGAATTCGATAACAAAGAAAACTTTGAAATCAAAGTTAAAACTGTTAAAGAATCATACTTCACAAAAGAAATAAACGAATCAGTAGACGAAGTTGATTCATTACTTGGATCTGATGCTGCAGACGAAAACGAAAAAGTAGTATCAAGTTCAATGAGTCAATACACTCAAGCTATAACAAAATTTACTAAATAAACATATAGGGGAAACTAAAAATGTTTAATGCAGACGCAAACTTAATGGAAAAATGGGGCCCAGTTCTCGATCACGAGCAAGCACCAGCTTTCCAAGACAACTATAGAAAAGCTGTAACAGCTAGACTATTAGAAAACCAAGAAGTTGCGCTTCAAGAAGAAAGAGCTCAGATGGAAGGTAACTTCATTTCTGAAGCAGCAGCAGCCAATAACATTGGTGCTGGTAATATTGGAAAATTTGATCCAGTATTAATCTCTCTTGTTAGAAGAGCAATGCCTAACCTTATTGCTTATGATATCGCTGGCGTTCAGCCAATGAGTGGTCCTACAGGACTTATCTTTGCAATGAAATCAAGATATACCGCACAAGACGGTACTGAAGCATTTATGGCTGAAGCTGATACTGATTTCTCAGGTACAGGTACTCATGCTGCAGGACCTACTGGTCTTGAAGGCGAAACAGACGGATCAGGTAATGATGGTGTCCTAGGTGATAACCTTGCAGATACTACTGTTACTTTCGGTTCAGGTCTCGGCACAGCAGCGGCAGAAAGACTTGGCGTTGGAGAATCAGGTGATGGTTCATTCGGCGAAATGGCTTTCTCAATCGACAAAGTAACTGTAACAGCTAAGTCAAGAGCTTTGAAAGCTGAATACACAATGGAATTAGCTCAAGACCTTAAAGCAATTCATGGTCTTGACGCAGAAGGCGAATTGGCTAACATCCTATCTGCTGAAATCCTTGCGGAAATCAACAGAGAAGTTGTAAGATCAATTTACCAAACTGCTAAATTGGGTGCACAGCAATCTTCAGTAGCACTTAAAGGTGTATTTGATGTTAACACAGATTCAGACGGTAGATGGATGGTAGAAAGATTTAAAGGTCTTATCATGCAGATCGAAAGAGAGTGTAACGAAATCGCAAAAGGAACAAGAAGAGGAAAAGGTAACTTTGTACTCGTTTCTTCAGACGTAGCTTCAGCTCTAGCAGCTGCTGGTATGTTAGATTACACACCTGCTCTTGCAGCAAACCTAAACGTTGATGATACTGGTAATACATTTGCTGGTGTTCTTAACGGAAGACTAAAAGTCTACATCGATCCGTATGCAACAGAAGACTTTGCTTGTGTTGGTTATAGAGGTGCAAACCCTTATGACGCAGGTATTTTCTATTGCCCATACGTTCCGTTGACAATGGTTAAAGCTGTTGGGGAAAATGACTTCCAGCCAAGAATCGGTTTCAAAACTAGATATGGTATGGTTGCAAACCCATTCACTGCAACAGACGGCTCAATCGGTGCTGTTAGATCAAGTGAATACTTCAGAATCTTCAGAATTGATGACATTATGGTGTAAACCTAATCATTAATTTGATTCACTTAAAGGGAGGCTTCGGTCTCCCTTTTCTTTTATCTTAAAAATTAACTTGTATAAATAGATATATGGCGACACTAACTACAAACAAGAACTTTTTATCACCAGTTGGTTTTCAATTGAAGATCAATAGTAATAAGTATGCTAACTTAGAATACTTTGCTACTGCTGCTCAGCTGCCAGGATTTTCTGTACAAGCTGTTGAGACTCCATATAAAGGTACCAACCTTGCTATGACTGGAGATCGTATTGCATTTGAAGATCTTACTCTGAGAGTTAATATAACTGAGAACTTAGAAAACTACGTTGAAACTTTTAACTGGATGCATAGTCTTATCAATGCTAATAATCCAGAAGACTTTAAAGAAGACGCAACTCTACTAATACTTAATTCTCATAATAACGTATCTAAAGAAATTAAGTTCAATGGGATATTCCCTACTAGTGTTTCCGCAATTGACTTTGATGCTCAAGCTACTGACGTTGAAATGGTACAACTTGATATATCATTCAATTACACTAACTTTGAAATACTTTAAAAAACCGTTTACAAAGCACTAGTTTTGTGGTATAATATATAATATGAATAATTTGCAAGAAATCTTAGAAATGTGGAAAAAGGATTCAGCCATAGATGAAATGAATCTAGATGAATCATCTCGTAATTCCGCCAAACTCCATTCCAAATACTTAGAACTATTATCAGTTAATAGGATAAAGCTTAAAAAAGCAGAACTTGACTTTAAGGTGCTTCTTAAAGACAAATGGTTGCATTATAATGGCAAGTTAAGTAAAGAAGAATTGGATGAAAAAGGTTGGAACTATGATCCTTTAAACGGACTTACTGTTTTAAAGGGAGACATGGATTACTACTATGACTCAGATCCTCTTATCCAACAAGCTCAAACTAAAATAGAATACCTGAAAGAACTGACCGATGTTCTGAGAGAGATTATAGATAACATTAAATGGAGACATCAAACGATCAAAAATATGATCGAATGGAGAAAGTTTACTAGCGGCGTCTAATGGATTCTATAACCATCACTAAAAAGAACGAAGCATTTATGCATGTTGAATGCGATCCATCGATTGAGATGGAATTGTCTGAACACTTCTGCTTCTTCGTCCCAGGGTATAAATTTATGCCAGCATATAAAAATCGTATGTGGGATGGAAAGATACGATTATATGATAGCAGAAAGAAGACTTTATACTGTGGACTCACAAAATACCTATCTGAGTTTTGTGACAGTAGAGGTTATACCCTAAACTACCAAAAAAGCAAACAATATGGTACACTAGATCAATTACTTAGGGTTGACCCAAAAGCCCTTCTGAGTGAAATAACACTCTCTGTGAACGGAGGGGTAATAACACCAAGGGACTATCAATTAGATGCACTCAGCGTGATGCTTTCTCGACAACGATCCCTTTTATTATCACCTACTGCTTCTGGAAAGAGTTTAATCATATATTTAGGGATACGTAATTACCTAAGAGAGTTTAATAAGAAAGTATTGGTGATTGTACCTACAACATCATTAGTAGAACAGTTATACGCTGACTTTGGAGACTATTCAGGTACAGATACTTGGAGTCATGAAGATACATGTCATAGAATATATTCCGGCCGCGAAAAATTTGGTATAGAAAAGAGAGTTATTATTACCACATGGCAGTCAATACATAAGCTTGGACCTGAGTGGTTTCAAGACTTTGGCATGGTTGTAGGAGATGAAGCACATAACTTTAAAGCTAAGTCACTTACATCGATATTAGAAAAATGTACTGAAGCTCATATTAGAGTTGGTACAACAGGAACATTAGATGGAACACAAACACATCAGCTCGTACTGGAAGGATTATTTGGTCCAGTGTATCGAGTTACTACAACTAAAGATCTTATAGATAGTAATGATCTTGCACAGTTAGATATAGATATACTTTTATTGAAATACAAAGAGGAAATTTGCCGTGAAATGTCTAGCAAAAAATACCAAGAAGAAATTGATTTTATTGTTAGGTATGATCCTAGGAATCGATTTATATCTAATCTGGCTCTTGACCAGGACGGGAATACCCTCATTCTCTTTCAGTATGTAGAGAAACATGGAAAGCCTTTACATGATATTCTTAAAAATAAAGTCGATGATAACCGAAAGTTATTTTATGTATCAGGCGAAACAGATGTCGATACTCGCGAGCAGATACGTGCTATTACTGAACAAGAATCTAATGCTATTATTGTTGCTTCTATTGGGACTTTTAGCACTGGTATTAATATACGGAATCTCCATAATATCATTTTTGCATCGCCAAGTAAATCGCAAATACGAGTACTACAGTCAATTGGAAGAGGATTACGAAAAAGTGAAGATGGTAGGAACACAAAAGTATATGACATCGCTGATGACTTACATTGGAAATCTAACAAAAATTATACGTTACAACACGCTGCCGAAAGGATAAAGATTTATTCAAAAGAGCGGTTTAATTACAAGCTGTGGGATATAAATATATAATATGGAAGATCTAAATATCAGACATTTTAAGCTTACGAATGGCGACGAGATCGTTGGACTAGTATCAGTTAAAAACAACGATTGTTGGATAATCGAGCGACCAGTAGTAATCACTAATAATCTTATGGGTGGTTATTCTTTTCAACCTTGGTTTCCATTCTCTGAAGCTAAAACGTTTAAGGTATTGAAGAGTCATATTATACAGCATGTACCCATTGCTGAAACAGTAAAAGAAACATATTTGCAGTTTGCTTTAAAGATGGCTGAACCAACGAGTCCAGTCGATACTAGAACTGATCAAGAACTACTTGAAGAATACGAGCAAGAACTTGTTGATAAGTATTCCTCTGAAGGAGTTCCACTTGATGAGAAACCTAAGAAGGTGATACATTAGTATATTCCTCCCCTCCCCGGTGTCTATATTATTATATCATAAAACTGTGAATTTGTAAACGATTAATTCACCTAAAAGTGAAAATAATTTATTTAATTTAGTCGTTTACATTTGTGTGAAACTATGGTATAATATACTATATAATTTGGAGGAAATGAAATGGCTGACAAAAAGGCTCATTATGTAAACAATAAAGAATTCTCTGAAGCGGTATTCGAGTATGCAACTACTTGTCACGCTTGCAGAGCAAAAGAAAAACCAGTACCTAAGGTAACAGATTATATTGCAAGATGCTTTATTAAAATTGCCGAAGGACTATCCCACCGACCAAACTTCGTAAGATATACATATCGAGAAGAAATGGTTATG